GTTTGGCTGGCATTTGAATTAGTAATGAATAAAGTTTCGTCTGCGCTAGAAAAAGTGACATCAGCTGTGCCACATATAGCTTCTTCCATCGCAGTGCCTAGATTAGTATTTGTAACAATACCCCATGTACTTAGGTTTTCACCCGTAGTCATCAATTGGATTTTTAAATTGTTACTATATGTACTTGCCATTTATGTCTCCTATGCGGCTATTTTAAGCCATTCTGGGGTTTGATTTGTTTCTATCTCAACCCAAGCCGCTGTTTGTGAATCATCAACTAATTGCCAATTTGCATTCTGATCTGGGTCTATATTTTCCCATACTAGTGGCGTTGTAACACGCCCATATCCTACAACACCGATTGGGTAGACATTTGCCTTACCTTCTACATCTGCTTCGCCTAGCTCACCGGTTGCGGTTACACTAGTAACCTGTATAAAGTTTTCTGTCTTTGTGGCTATGGTGCCTAACGTTAAGCTAGCTTCTAAGCCTTCTGGTTCTACATTTGCTTTCGCAGTAGCAGTTACTGTGCCTACGGTATTAGCAGCTTGGACCCCTGTTACAGAAACTTTTATCTCTGTAGCTACATCCGTTACACCCAGAACACCCGTTGCTTCTAACCCTGTTACACTTACATTTGCTTTCGCATCAACTTCTATTGTGCCTACGGCACTTGTAGCTTCTAGCCCAGAAGTTTCTACATTAGCTTTAGCGTCTACTTCAACACTATTTAGTGTGATATTAGCCTGTACACCGGCGGGTTGAATTCCAGCATCCGACGTTACACCTACACTACTTATACCACCGGTTGCTTCTAATCCAGTTGCTTCAACATTTGCTTTCGCATCTATATCAGGGGTGCCTAAAGACCCAGTTGCTGCAACACCTGTTACTTCTACTCTCTGTATCGGTACAGCTACGGCTGTACCTAATGTCCCTGTGGCTTCTACACCACTTAAACTTACATTAACACCAGCTGCAACAGTGATTGTTCCTAAGCTAGCGGTAGCCGGAACCCCAGGAGGAGAGGGTCTAGCAGTAGCATCAATCTGCCCGTAGCCCCAATAGGCTACACCGTATCTACCTTGCCCCCAATCGCCGTTTGCAGCCATTGTTTACTTACGCAATACGAATAATTGCGTTTGATGCGTCGTTTGTTGGGAAAATAATTGTAAAGTCGCCGTCAGTAGAAGTCTTATCTGCACCAAAATCTAACACCGCAACAGCAGCATTAGTTAATGTAGCGCCACCTTCTCCATTAGCGGAGGGTGTATTGTTGTAGATAAGTGCGCCACGAGCAGTAACAGATACGTTTGTAAATGTAAGGTCGTCGAAGTCTGTAAACCCTGTACCTGCTGAGGCACTAGTTTTTGTTGACGTTACACCTGCATTAGTAAGATCCTCACCGCCAGCTGTATAGTTTGTACCTGATGATTCGTTGGTTGCACTATAAGCTGTAGTATTTGCATCAATAGACGCAGATGAAGTGTAAAGCGCTAGTTTAAAAGTGTCGCCAGTGCTAGCACGAAAATCATGCACAGCTAACAGAAGCTCAGCTTTAAACGAAGTACACATTGCTTGAGTAATTGCCATGTTTGGCTCCTTATGAATCTAAGATTTTTATAAGCTCTGGATAACCAGCTTGTTTGAACTTGTTAGCCAGTGTTACGTTGTGAGTCCTTACGGCCTCTTTCATATAGAAAATTAATACCTTTCTAATTTGTTCTCTATAAGCCTGCGCTTGCTCTTGTATAGCTGGATGCGAGTTACTACCTACAGAGATAATCTTATCTAATGCGCGATCTGCCATTTCTTCAGGCGTAAACCCTCGTCCTTGTGTAGCCATGACTTGCACACCAGCACCGCCTAGTAAAAAGGAAAGTTCGTCTGTTTTCATATTATTTGACCGGATACCTTACTTGTGGAGTTCTGTACATATCTTGACGATTCTTAGCATCACCAAGCTCTTTGAGTAGCGACAATGCTTCTGTGTATCGCTCTTGATACATTTTCACTACGTCTGCTTCTGCTTTTAGGAATGTAGCGGCTTCTAGTAAAGAGCCATAAAGCAGGACTGAATCAAATTCGTTACCCAACCAAGATGTACTTGCATCAACAATAGACTCTGGGTAATAGAAATAGTGAAGCTCAACTCCATAGTTAGAATCTGGCGTAGGCCCAAGAATAAACGCGTCTTCATTAAACAGGCCATAGTGTGTCGGCGTACCAGTTGCTGCTGGGTCTGGAAAAGATTCCCTAATAAAATTAACATCTTTATTAAGTAAGAAAGACTGTATTCCACTTGAGTCTATGATGGACATAGAAAAGACAGACAAAAAGTCTGCCGGCACACTCAAGTATTTATCCCCAGATGTTGTAGACCCAGTAACGTTTTTACGAAACTCTGGCATCTGAACAGTGTTATATACCCTCTGCTCAGCCTGGCGAATGAACGTGTCAATCTGTTCCTTACTTGTAAAACTGGTAGACGCCCCAGAGGTATCCACCGTCGAAGTATTAGGGAACGTGTTTTCTACGTATCCTTGGATTGTCTCAAATAGAGTAGCGTAGTTCATTAGGCTGTTCTTTTGCTAAATCCTGTTCCTTTAGTTGCTGCACCTGCACCCTTCATTTTCTGTGTCTGTGTATTAGGCACATTGTTTGGGTACCCTGCTGTATTTGGTACAGGTACTTCCTTAGGTTGTGTGTACTTATTTGTGTCTTTCATGACAGCTCCTTAACTAATTGTTACTGCTACCGTGCCGACAGCACCTTCGGCTTCTAGATTATCTGAAAGCCCAGTTAAATTCAAAGGGTTACTAAAACCCACTGGACTCCAGCCCCATTGTATATCCCTAGACTGTGGATAGCTATTATCTGGCCTAGGATTACGTAATGCTTGAGGATCGTCCACAGGGTACATACCTAACTGGTTCTGTGGTTGATCTGGCTCCCAGCACGTAGGACACACCAGAATATTAACGTTTTTAGTCTTGATGGTTAGCTCTTTTAATTCCTTGAGCTTATATCTAAAACCACAACGATCACATTCCGCTATAGCCTTTTTGCCAGCAGCAAACTTATTTGGCATATACGTCCTTAATACAGCATTTGCCGAGGAGCAATCCTTAGAGAAGCCTTCTCTCTATCCTCAGTTGAAGCAAAATTCCACTGCTCTTCGTATGCTACTTTTAGCATTTCAATACGTTGTGCGGCCTCTGGCAGCTTTAAAGACAGATAATACGCTAATCCAGCTACCATGCAAGGTAAGAACCTAAAGGGAATATCCTGAGTATTTACCCCGTTACCAGCATCTTGTATACGACGTAGTCTCCAATATACAAAAGTATATGTAGCGTTATCAGGGACAGGCCATACATTAATGGTAGGATACACCACTCCATCGACAGGGTCCGTAGCACCAGACTGCCTATCCACCCATACCTGAATCGGTCTACCTTGAGAGTTCTTGTTAGGTATACTCGCATATGTAGAAGAGCTTATACGTGAAATGTTTATGTCATTCTGGCTCGTGCCAGTACCCGTACGGATAACGCTATCTAGCAAATCAATAGTATCAACAGGAAGGTTATAAGTACCAGTACCTTGCGTAAGTGCGATGCTACCTTGATCGACCGTCCATAAATTAATGCCACGATTAGCCCATTCTATAGTTAGTAGGTTTAATGAACGTCTAGCAGTACGCATATCGTAGCCAGTACGCAACTCAGCCCCACAACGCTCAAATGCCTCTTCTACAAGGTTGTTGAGGTCTAGGTTAAATGTACTTGTACCTTTTGTAGTCATTTAAGCTCCTACACAATAATCTTAATAAACTGCGCTACTATCACCGCCACAACACCAAATATTAAATATCCTTCTAAGCGCCACATCTTTTTATCAAGGACTCCCAGCTTTTCTAGAACTGCTGCATAACGTGTGGCACATTCTCTTTCGTGTGCGTCTAATTGAGCCTGTGTACTTGTTACAGTAGATTGATATACACCATTACTTGCAGAGGCTTTTCTAGCTACTCTACGTTTCCTTGGTGCTTGCCCGGTTTTAACGGTT